GACCAAAAGCAAAATTAGGACAGATATGACAGTAAAAGAGTTTTTGATATTGAGTAACGTGGCGAGCAATGCTGCTGAACTGTTGGATCAGATAGGGAAGTTGCCTAAACCGGACTTTGTCGCAGGTGTAAGAGTTCCGGAGACTCTGAATGACCTCACTATAGGTCAGCTGATGGAACTGCAATCCATACGCAATGGAATAGATTGTATAATGGTTCCATGCCGTGTTGTCCTTGGTTTGTCTATTGATAAGATAGAGAAGTGTGGGGTAGCGGATATTTTGGGATTCTCCACATGGGTAACCAGGGAGGTTGAACGTATTACCAAGCTTTTTGAAACTACGAGCGTAGTACCGACTCCGGAAGAAAGACGTGCCGGAGTGGATAAGCTTTCGTTCGGGTTGTTTGGCTTGGTGGATTACTATGCTACCCGTATGGGGATAACTGACCATGAGCAGGTAGAGAGTGTTCCATGGGTAAGAGTGTACAAGTGTCTTGATATGGACGCGGAGAAAATACGTTATGAACGTCGATTACGAGAAATATATCAGAATAAGCAATGAATATAAGTGTAGAAAGGAAAATCGCTTCTATCGCAGAGAAGCTGGAAGGAGTTACCTATTTATTTGATAACTGGGTGACCGCCAACGTTCGGCTGGATAAGATGCCATTGCCGGCCATTATAAATCTGCTTCCTGCATCTGGGAAGTTCGTCATATCAAGGACTCAGTTAAGAGATTGCCCAAATTGCATGATTGCTTTTGTAGACAAGACGGCGTTTGATTTTGACGGGGTGGAGAATGATGAGGTTATTGAGAGGTGCAAAGGGTATGCAGTTCAATTTATCCGTGAGTTGAATAGGAGCGGGCTGTTTGAGTGGGTAAGCGATGAAGTCCCTTATTCCGTTTTCTATGATAAGCTGGATGTAAATGTTACTGGAATAGTAATAGAATTGAAACTGAAAGAGGTTCAAGGAGTACCCATGTGTTAGTTATGGAAGACAGAAGAAAGGACGTTAAAGATATACTGAACGAGGAGTTGGATAAACTTCGGCAGCGTATCATTGAGAATCATATACAAGCTGGACAGCGTGCAAGCGGAAGAACCATCAAGAGCCTGCATGTCGTAGTAGATGATAATCATGGTGTTTTATTCGGTAGACAGGCTTTTGGAGTTCTGGAAACAGGACGCGGACCGGGAAAAATCCCAAAAGGTTTTTGGCAAATAATTCAGCAATGGGTGGTGGATAAGAGGATTCAAGTAGAAAAACCTAAATCGTTTGCTTATCTCGTAGCTCGTAAGATTGCAAATGAGGGTACTAGGCTTTATCACTCTGGAACGCATGAGGATATATATTCAACGAGTGTTACACAAGCGATACGGGATATTATGGACCGTGTGTTTGGTGTTTTTCTGAACGATGTACAACATATAAATTTGCATAGTAATGAGGACGCATAAGATAGGAAATACTACAATCGAGTATCCGGATGAAATATCTTTCTGTTTCAATCCGGTAGTGATAAATATTAGTGGATATACTTGGGCATGGGTGGAAGCAACGATAACCGACGTACTTACCGGAAAGGAATATAAGGAAAAACGTGCATTATTTAAAACCGCATGTTTCTTTGATCTGTCTTTCTATATGCAATCGGCTTTTGATGCAACGGAGTTTGGCAAGATTGACTATCAATCCTCTATTCCACAAGATAGTCAGCTTGGGCGTCTGTTCTCTGTTGAAGTGGATATGTATACGTCTGATAGCACTATCGGAGAAAGTTTCCAGTTTAATACTTTTATTATTTGGGGCGCAATGAAAGTCGGCGAAAGATATAATGGTGACCGTATTCTAACATGGTTTAGGAACTTACCATTTACGGTCGGTATGTACACTGCGGGGGCCGGTACTGTTAGTGTGACTGCTGACGGTCAAGTTTTGCCGTCCATCATATTGTCTGACCGCAAAGTGTATAATCTTACTTTGCAGGGTATTGATGCGAATAGGGATGTTGTTTTGAATCTCCCTGGAACTAGTACGGGAGCAAGTGTATTCGATAATACCTTTGACTTTACTTTTCACGCATTGACGAATGTGGCCGCAAATGTGAGGCTTTTAGTTGATGAATGCACGGATGGAATTTATTTACGTTGGATAAATCGTCATGGCTTTTATTGCTATTGGTTGTTTAAACGTGGTGATGAGAGCAAACAAATTGCCAATGATGGTGAATTCATTCGTAATAATATGCAAGACTATAACTATGTTAATGGCTATCATGGAGGTTCAGGACGTAAGCAGAGAAAAACAGAAGAGAATACATTGTTGGTGTGTGCTCCTTTAGTGGACTCTGAAACGTTTGACTTCTTGTTTCAACTCGCGTTGTCACCCGTTGTTGATATGTATGCAGGTAAAAATGTGAATGGAGTTGATAGCTGGAAGGCGGTGAATGTATCTGTTGGTAATTTCAATAAGACAAGAGCTGTATTACAGGATTTCGTAGCAACAATCATATTACCAGAAACAAGAGTACAAAGCTTATGAGAAACGATATGCTATTCATTGGTGATAAACTGATGGATTTGGATGATGATACCAAAGTAACGCTCAATTTCAAAAGTAATATATTTACGGATTTGAGTAAGATTATAAGTAATAATTCTTATACTATCAAACTTCCGAATACTATACGTAATCAGTGTGCAATCATGCATGCTGATTTACCTTCATGCGACATCGTTTATCCTAGAATTAAACTGAATGCTCGTTATTTTCGTAACGGGATAGAGATACTCAATAACGCAACTGCGGTCTTATTGTCTACATCGGATGTTTTTGAATTTGCTCTTTCATGGGGTAATGTCTCTAGATTTGCAAATATTATAAGTGGAAATAAAACGCTACGTGATTTGAAGGATAGACACAATTATGAGGTCATTGCTGATGATGATTTTCCAGATTATCATGTATTTTGGAAAGTAGGTTCTTTTGAAGGGGATGCTTCCGGTAATTTTTTTATTCCTAAAGTAGACTATGGTATACGGCGGGAAGATACAACAGGGTGGTATCATCCTGGGTGTAAGGTTACCTGGATTTTGTTACAAATTATGAAAGATAATGGTGTCACTTTTACGTTTCCTGCTAATCGCGCTTTTATGTTAAGTAGATTGTTTGTACCCTTATTAACTCGTAATGATAGCAGAAGTTATGCTGCAAAAAATGCATTACATGCAGAGTTTAGTTACTATGTACATGGACGTCTTGATAAGGGAGAACCGGAAAAATTGTATTTTGCAGATAAGTCGTTTTCAAGCTATTATGGGACTATAACCAAGTTTAAAAGTAGTTCTGGAAAAATTTATATTCAAGGCTTTAAACTTAATGCTCCGAATATGAAGATTTTGATGAATGGTAATGTGTCGTTTGATGTATCCACTTCTATATACCCTAATGGAGCATGTCTGGTTGCTTATTACATTATGGATGATGATACAAGAGTCGATATTGCAACTATAGATTATAGCAAGATTGAGAGGCATAACACAAATAGTTATACTATCTATTTTGATTTTACAGATATAGAGACAGATACGCTAGAGGAAAGTAAGGAGATTTTGTTTGGATTACTTGACGCAGGGTGGATTGATGATGGTGGTATATCTATGGATAATTCATTTAGCATTACAGCTATATGTGATCAAGTGATGCCTTCGATAGATGATGAGATAAATGCAGGATATGGGCACTTCCCGATTATTGCAAATTTGCCCGAAATAAAACAGATAGATTTTATTAAAGCTGTTGCTGCAATTCTCGGTGTTTTTGCTGTTCCTGGTAAGAATGATTCAAATTCCATTGAGTTTGTTTCTGTAGATACTATTAAAGAAAATGAAACAAGAGCATATGATTGGACAAAAAAGGTTGTTGCTACTTATAAGGAGAATAAACCTAATATGTTGGAATATAGGCTGAATGATTTCGCACAGCTGAATTATCTGCGTTACAAAGAAGACTCTACGGTTAATGGCTCTTATGATGGAGCATTACAAGTATTAGATTACACTTTGGATTCAGAGCGTGATATTCTTACGCTTCCATTTGCTGGTACTGATATGGCAGGTGGCGTTGCGTCTATAAAGTTATATAAGTATGACAGTGATGGTAAATCTTCTCTAGAGAAAGTGGAGCCAAGAATTTTACTTTGTACAGATGATACAGATGTTCTGAAAGGAACATTTGAGGAACTTGATTTTTCTTCTGTGATTAACTCTTATTACAAAAGTTATAGTGAGGTCATTTATATGCCTAAAGTAATCACAGAAAAGATAGAAATAAATGATATTGAGTTGAGAGACTTGGATATGACTGTTCCAATTTACTTGGCCCAATATGGTAGATATTATGCCATTATTTCCATTAAGGCAGAAGATACGGGAATATGTGAATGTAAATTGTTACAATTGGAGGTATAATTATGAAAGACAATACAAGTGAAAAAATATTGGAAATTCGGGTAAAGTATGATGATGCTATCCGTAAAATAGCAGAGTATCGTACGCAGTTGGATATACTTCGAAAAGTAGAACAAACTCTTAAGGAGGATTTGAAGAAAGGCCGTATGAGTAGGGAGGAATATAATATTAAATTAACCGAAAATAGGGTTGCTACCCAACAATATACAGATGCCATCCGTGTACTGAATAAACAAATTCAAAATGAACGTAAAGAGCAGACAGAGATGGAAGGAAGCCTTGTTAGGTTGCGGGCTGAGCTTTCCAATCTTACCGCTGCTTATGACAGATTAAGTCGTGTAGAGCGTGAGGGGGGCGAAGGCAAAGAGCTGCAAGATAAGATAAATGCCATTACCGATGAACTGAAAGGTGCGGAAGAAGAAACGCAGCGCTTTTATCGGAATGTGGGTAATTATAAAGATGCGATACTTCAGGCTACAGAAGCCCAAGTACCTTTTGTTTCCATATTGCGCAGTGGCGTTAGCGTCTTGCGAGGTACAAAGGAATTTGTTGGTGGTTTGAAGGATGAATTGGTTAAAATAACAGTCCAGTACAAAGCAGGAACGGTCACTGCGAATATGTTCTCTGGTGCTCAAAAAGCAGCGGCTATAACAAGTAATTTGTTATCTGCAGCTTTAAAAGTGTTGAAACTTGCACTAATTTCCACTGGTATTGGGACTATTGTTGTTTTGTTGGGCTCATTGGTCGCATGGTTGGCTAAAACGCAAAAAGGTACTGAATTTCTTTCTAATGTAATGTCCTCTTTTGGGGCAATTATTGATGTGATTATAGACCGGATTGCAAAGTTTGGTGGAGCTATTGCTAAATTCTTCTCTGGTGATTTTTCTGGCGCAGCAAAGGATATGAAGGATAGTTTTTCCGGTATTGGAAAAGAAATTTCAAATGATGCGAAACAAGCGTGGGCACTGAATGATGCATTGCAACAGTTAGAGAAATCGGAAACAATGCTTAATATGAAGCGTGCGGCAAGTCGCTCTGAGATTGAAAGATTGAAGCTCATTGCGGATGATACTACAAAAAGCCTGAAAGAGCGTACTGATGCGGCTACAAAAGCATACGATATGGAAAATAAACTTCAG